CATAGTTGCGCTTCCTAATAACCGTGTAAGGGTTACACACCCGGCTTGGTACGAAACCGGAGAGGGAGCACCGGACTTTCGTCCTTCTCAACATATACATTACTCTAAATCTGATTTAGACTACACTCTGGATGTAAATCAGATTTTTGATAATCTATACGCGGACGATGGGGACAAGTAATGGCTACCTCCGACAGCAGAGATTTTGAATTAGACGTTGCCGATTATGTTGAAGAAGCATTTGAGCGCTGTGGCCTAGAAGTACGAACCGGTTACGACCTGAAATCGGCCAAAAGGTCTTTAAATCTTATGCTGGCGGAGTGGGCCAATCGTGGCCTTAACCAATGGACTATTAAACAAAAAACGCAAGCACTTACCTCTGGTACAAGCGCTTATACTTTGGGCACAGATGTGATTGATGTCTTATCTGTTGTGGTTCGCCGCAGTAGCACTGATTTCACTATGTCGCGCATAAGCAGAGACACTTATCTGAACATACCGACAAAAAGCACCACAGGCCGTCCAAACCAATTCTTTTTGGATCGTCAAATAACTCCGAATCTGAAGCTATGGCCGACTCCGGACAACAGCACAGATGTTTTATATTATGATGCGCTTGTTCGTATGGACGACGCTGATACCTACACAAACACGCTGGATATGCCCTTCCGGTTTTATCCTTGTTTAGCGGCGGGTCTTGCGTATTACATTGCAATGAAACGTGCGCCTAATCGCTTACAAGTGTTAAAAGCTGTGTATGAGGAAGAGTTTGAGCGTGCGATGGCGGAAGACAGGGATAGAGCATCTTTCAACGTAGTGCCTCAGATTCAATACTTTAGGATATGATATGCCTAAATTTGCGAACGGTAAAAACGCTTTTGCTATATCTGACAGATCCGGTATGCGTTATCGCTACCAAGACATGCGACGAGAGTGGAACGGCTCTCTTGTGGGTAAAGATGAGTTTGAGGCAAAACACCCTCAACTAAAACCGTTTCCCAAAATTTTTGATCCCGAAGCGTTGCAAGACGCGAGGCCAGATCGCAAAGAGCCGACGGAGGTTCCTGTTGGTGCGGGCGGTTTTCCAGACAGAGGCATTGCCACTCGAGGTTTGGCCGTTGTTGGAACGGTTACTATTGGTGGTGACGCTGCGCCAGCTTCACCTACGACTGCTGATACAACGGGCGTTTCAGCTACTGTTTCTTTAGGCAGCATCTCGATAGTCACAGAAGGAGCCGTTACCGTCGAAGTTACAGGCGCATCTGGCACGGCTTCCGTTGGAACTGTTACAGCGACAGGATCTGTAACAGCAACTTACACGATTACAGTCCAATCTTATTTAGGGGCTAACAAATATTATGTTGACGGTAGTCGTCAAGCCACTCTTAACTTGTCTGAAGGGTCTACATATCGCTTTGATCAGAGCGATAGCTCAAACAGCGGGCATCCCCTACGGTTCTCTACAACATCTGATGGGACGCATGGAGGCGGGTCTGAGTACACAACGGGTGTTACCACTAATGGGACTCCGGGCTCCTCTGGCGCTTACACACAAATTACGGTGGCTTCAGGCGCTCCCACGTTATATTATTATTGCACCAATCACAGCGGCATGGGCGGGCAGGCGAACACACCATGAGTTTTACATATGCGACCTTAAAAACGGCTATTAAAGATTACACTGAGAATCAGGAAACTACCTTTGTAAGCCAGTTGCCCACTTTTATCAAAGGTGCGGAAGAGCGCATTTTTAAGAGCGTGCAGCTTAATCTTTTTCGTAGAAATCAAACGGGTACGGTAACTTCTAGCAACAAGTTTTTGAATTGCCCGTCTGATTTTCTTGCGCCCTACAGTCTTTCTATCATTTCAAGTAGTGAAAACATTTTTCTTGATTACAAAGATGTAAATTTCTTGCAAACAGCGTATCCAAATCCAAGTAGCACTGGAACTCCAAGGTACTATGCGTTTTTTGACGTTGAAAACTTTATGTTAGCGCCCACACCAAACAGCGGGTTTACCGCAGAACTGCATTACTACTATCGCCCAACGAGTTTGACCGCGGGATCAGATAGTGGCACCACTTGGCTAGCGACAAACGCCCCTTTAGCAATGTTGTATGGTTCTTTGTTGGAAGCCTACACTTTCATGAAGGGCGAGGCTGATGTACTGCAAAATTACAACATTCAATTTGCTGAATCTATTGGGCGGTTAAAAAATTATGGTGAGGCCATAGAAGATACGGATGCCTATCGCACAGGCTTAGTGCGACGTGAGAAACTTTGATGTTTACCTTAGACTTGAAAATTGATGAATCTCCGATTGTAAATGTAGTTACAACCGAAAATCGCGGGTTTACCCCTGACGAGGTCGCTCATCGTTGTACTGAAAAAATTATGTCTATTTCAGAGAACAGTCCGCCAGCTATTCGAGCCCAAGCCGTAGCGTTCAAAATGCATATAGAAAAAATTATTGCTTTTTACATGCGGGAAGCTATTCGCAGCGACCGTACTTCTGTGTATAATGCTCTTATCAATTCAGGTCATCCAGAATTGGCAGAGATGATTAGGAGGCTCTAATGGCTATTACACAAGCAATGTGCACATCTTTTAAAAAAGAGTTGCTCGAAGGTAAGCACAATTTTACGAATGGGCAACACACTTTCAAATTAGCTCTTTTTACCAGTTCTGCCTCTCTGGATGCAGCAACAACAGATTATAGCACCTCCAACGAGGTTTCCGGAACAGGGTATACTGCGGGCGGTAGCGCTTTGACAAATGTTACACCATCTACCAGCGGCACGACGGCTCTTACTGATTTTTCAGATCTGACGTTTTCTAGCGCAACAATTACGGCAAATGGTGCAATCATTTACAATACTACAACGGCAGGTGGCAGTAGTACTACCGATGCCGTCTGTGTGTTGGCGTTTGGTGGAGACAAAACCTCCACAAATGGGGATTTCACTATACAATTTCCCACCGCTGACGCTTCAAATGCAATTATTCGCATAGCGTAAGGGACACCTCGTCATGGCTATTATTAATGGCTGGGCGAGAGGTTCTTGGAACCAAGGCGCTTGGGGAACCGCGTTACCTGTTGAGGCAACGGGCAACGCTGGAACAGGGACGCTTGGCAACGTAAGCGCTCAAGGCGCGGTTATTGTTTCTTTATCAGGGGTTGCTGGAACCGGTACTCTTGGCGATGAAATAGCAATAGCAAAAGCCCTTGTTGCTCCGTCAGGTAATGTGGGCACCACCGCACTTGGCGATGAGACTATTGTTGCAACCGCAACGGTTGTGGTGACGGGCAACGCAGGTACTACCGCACTTGGTAACGAGGTGGTTGCTGCGGGCGCAGTCACATCAGTCAGTGGTAATGTAGGCACTACAGCGCTAGGAGATGAAACTGTTTCCGCAGGCGCAAGCGTAGCTGTTACGGGTGTTTCTTCCACATCCGGGCAAGGATCGGTAACAATTAATGCTGCTGCGGTAGTACCAGAGACTGGTTTGCAAGCTACCGGAAATGCTGGTACTGTTGTGGCAGCAGCAGATAGTGTCGTAAGTGTCACAGGCGTTAGCGCCACGGCTGCTTTGGGGTCAGTAGAGGTTTGGAGTCAAATCACACCAAGTCAAACGCCAAATTGGTCGGGAGTAAGTCCTTCGCAATCGCCTAGCTGGTCTGCGGTTTCTCCCTCTCAAAGTCCGTCATGGGGCGATATAGCAGCGTAGGAGAAAAACATGGCAAGCACATTTACAACAAATTTTGCCATTGAAAAACCGGGAACAGGTGAGCAAAGCGGGACTTGGGGCACAACCACCAACCATAATTTTGATATTTTTGATCGACTTGCGGGCTACAAATCGGTAACCCTTTCTAATACAAGTTCCACGCTAACAGTACGGCCTGCATCTCCAACCAGCGGCTCAAGCAACGCGGAAGATGGTATGTTTCGGGCAATTAAATTTGCCGATAGTGGTGATATTGGAGGCGCGGTAACTCTTACAGTAGCTCCAAACACCGCAGCGTGCTTTTTTCTTTTTCAAAACGCTTTATCGGGAAGCAGAGACATCGCGGTTACGCAAGGGTCAGGCGCTAATGTAACAATTACCAACGGCCAAACCCAAATTTTGTATTGTGATGGCGCGGGCTCTGGTGCCGCTGTTGTTAGCATTAGTGACAATCTTTCGATGTCAAATGCGAAAATTACAGGGGGCTCCGTAATAGGTATTACTGATTTAGCAGTGGCGGACGGTGGCACGGGAGCTTCTACTGCTGCCGCGGCAAGGACAAATTTAGATGTCGATCAAGCGGGCACAGCAACCGCTTTGGCAATCGCGTTAGGATAAAACATGGCAAATACCTTCAAACTAAAAACAAACGCGGCAATGCCAGCTTCAGCAGGCACGCCGCTTACGCTTTACACCTGTCCCAGTTCTACCACGACGGTAATTTTAGGTCTGATACTTTGCAATGTGGGAACGGCGCAACACACTGTAGATGTGCAGTTGGTATCGGATACCAGTGACACAGAGACAAATGAAACAGTGAAATTGCTTGAGAATGTGCCAATACCTGTAGGCTCATCGTTAGAGGTTTTATCTGGCGGTAAAGTCGTATTACAGACCACAGATGTTTTGAAGATTGACGCAGATACGGCGGCAAAGATTGACGCGACACTGAGCATAATGGAGATCACTTAATGCCTTATGTAGGTAAAAAAGCCACCAATGTAGTCGATGTTAGCGAAACGCAATCACTTACGGTTGATGATAAAATCGGAGTTGGCACAACCTCGCCAGAAACTCCTGTTGAAATACGAACAACAAATACACTTGGTGGCACGTTTACAGGCACAGTAGATGGTGAAGGCTTACGAGTTACACAGACAAACTATACTTCTGGTAACTTTGTTAGCCTCGTAGAAGCTCCCTATGATGATAGCCAAACTGCCGCCAATGTTCGTATTGGTGCAATGTTTGATGGTGGTGGCTCCCATATGGCTTTTGGAACATCTAATAGTTTTGGTTCAGGTATTACAAACACTGCAATGTTTATTGACCAAGTAGGTTTTGTAGGTGTGGGTAGCACAGCACCAGATACCACTTTAGATGTTTCTGGCAGCGGTGTTCCTTTTGAAGTTGATAGCACCAACAGCAATACTTACAAAGTACAGTTTAGGAATAACGGCACTATTACATCCTATCTTGGCACAGCCGCAGACAGTTTTTTCTTTGCAAATTCGTCTGCCGCGCAACTATTAAGAATTGATAGCGATGGCGTGAAATTTGGCACAGACAGTGCGGCGGCGAATGGGCTTGGCGATTATGAGGAAGGCTCATTTACGCCGACATATACTGGCGGCACAAGTAACCCGACCGTCACTTATACCAATCAAATCGGTCGATATGTCAAAATTGGTCAGCTTGTGCATTGTTCAATAAGAATTAACACAAATGGCGTATCCGGTGGAAGTGGTGCCGTTTTTATATCGGGATTGCCGTTTGCAGCGGAAACTGTCTCAAGTGCATTTTCTACTTTTGCTGTTGGTTATTCCGCTTCATGGGCTGGCAACGCGCCGCAATCGGGTTTTCTTGCGGCGTCGGGTACTGCCATACAACTTTTGACAAACTCTGCCACATCTTCTCGTTCTCAGCTTGCAAGTAGTGTCGCGGTAAGTGACATGAATACGGCTAGTGGGGCGACATATAATGATATAATAGGGCAGATCACTTATCGCACAAGCTCATGATTTTTATTGGAGATGAAAATGGCACTTACAAAAGAAACAGAATATGATTGCGAGGTACGGGGGCCGTACAAAAACGTCCAAGTTCGCACAGCAACAATCGTAAAAGATGATGGTGTAGAAATTAGTCGTAACTATCATAGGCATGTCTTGCACTCCCGCACAAAGTCTGGTGACACTTGGGGAGCCACCGATATCTCAAGCGAAGATGCGACGGTACAGGCTGTATGCAATGCCGTGTGGACGGACAGCGTAAAGTCTGCCTATGAGACTTTTATGGATGCCCAGCCAAATTTAAATAAAGATCAAGAGTAAAAATTTAATGGTAAGCAAAGCAAGACAACTAGCACAATCCGCAAGCGCACCTGAAGGTCGGAAGAATTTGGTGACTAACGGTGCAATGAACGTGGCACAGCGTGGCGAACAAACAGGCCAAACAACTGGTGATTACACAGCTTGTGATAGATTTAAGATAGTTGAAACAGGCGATACTGTTGTAACAACTTCTCAATCAACAGACGTTCCATCGGGGCAAGGATTTGCTAATTCTTTAAAGATTGATGTTACAACAGCCGATGCTAGTTTGGCGGCATCTGACCAATTTCGTGTTGAGCAAAGGTTAGAGGGGCAAGATTTACAACATTTGCTCTATGGCACTAGCGGTGCAAAAGATTTGACCATTAGTTTTTGGGTAAAGTCGCCTAAAACTGGAACACATATTCTTGAACTGCGCCATCACGATACGGCATATTTTAACAATCAAGCATACACCATTGCATCTGCAAACACTTGGCAGAAAGTAACCTTGACCTTTAGTGGCTACACAACCACAGCATTTGATAATGACAATGAATTTAGTTTTAGATTTAGTTGGTTTCTTATGGCTGGCAGTAACTTTACAAGTGGCACATTGAACTCAAACACTTGGCACAACACTACTGCCAATCGTGCAGTTGGTCAGGTTAATTGTGTTGACGATGCGGCTAATAATTTCTACATCACAGGCGTTCAACTTGAAGTTGGTTCAGTAGCCACTGAATTTGAGCATCGTAGCTTTGGTGAAGAGTTGGCGTTGTGTCAAAGGTATTATCAAAGGATTGATACCAGCGTCAATCAGGCTATTGGCCCCGGTACAAGACAGACCACAGATACCGTAAGATTCAGCATTCCAACACCAGTTGCATTAAGAACTAGTCCCTCTATTAGTACTTCTGGAACAGTACAGTGTCAGGAAAGTGACGGGTCTAGCACATCAATCACAAGTATTTCAGCCTTAACTAGTCCACTTAGTTATGCTGTGGCTACAGGCACAGCATCTGGGGTTGTCGCTGGGGCAATTTCTGTAAACGCATACGGTGGTTTAGTTGAAATAGATGCGGAGTTATAATCATGAATGAAATGAATATTACTTCTGCAAAATATGTTGCTGACGACACAGGCAATATTTCAATCATCGCTACCATTGATGGAGTTAAGTGGGGAGTTCCGTTGAGTGCTGGCAACCGCCACTACGCAGAAATCCTACGGCAAGTAGAAGCTGGCACACTTACGATTGAGGATGCAGACTGATGCCTTATATTGGAAAAGACCCCGGAACTGGTTTACGCGGCAGATTTATCTACACAGCCACGGCAGGGCAAACTAGTTTTACCGGTGCAGATAGTCTTGGTCGCACCCTGACATACACAGATTCTGAATATACAGACGTATATTTGAACGGCGTCAAGCTGGACAAGACAGACTATACCGCCACCAGCGGCACGAGCATCGTCCTTGATAGCGGAGCTTCAGCGGGCGATATTCTTGAGATTTTAGCTTTCGACACTTTTGGTTTGTTTTCGGGCGAGTTTGCACAAGACGTGACAGTTGCAGGAGATCTAACGGTTTCAGGCACAACTACTACCGCAGCCACTACTATGACGGGCGATCTGTCTCTTGCAGACAAGATTGTTCATACAGGCGACACTAATACGGCTATCCGTTTTGCTGATGCTGACACTGTAACAATAGAAACAGGCGGGTCAGAGCGTTTGCGTATCGACAGCAGCGGAAATGTCGGCATCGGCACGAGTTCGCCTGATAGCAGTATAACGGTTAGTGGAGCTTCTAAGGTCTTTAGCACAACTGCTAACAACAGCATCACAACATCGGTGAATACAAGCAGCACTTACGCACAAACTATCACACTAAACGATGTTGGATTAGCTTTTGACAATAATAGTGCTCTAAGGGGATATACCTTTAGTAATAACGGCTCTGAGCGTATGCGTATCGACAGTTCGGGCAATTTGCTGGTGGGTACAACAAGTAGCGACCCTAGAAACTTCACTGGCGGGACTTATGGCAGTCTATTAAATGCGGGACAACCTGAATTTGCTGTAAACGCAGGCATGTTTATTAACCAATCTTCGGGAAGTGATGGAAAACATATTTCTTTTAGAAAAGAAGGCACAACTGTCGGGGATGTTGGTACTTGGGGTGGAGGGTTTTTTGTAGGTAGCCCATCAGTAAATGATACCTATTTATATTTTGCCAATTCTTATGTTGCTCCATCAACTACATCAGCTTTTCGTGATAACGCTGTTGACTTAGGCAATAGCTCTGCTCGCTTTGATGACATCTACGCCACCAACACAAGCATTATCAGCACATCGGACGCAAACGAAAAACAACAGATTGCCAGTCTGACAGAAGCAGAGATTACAGCCGCCAAAGCACTAAGCAAACTGTTTAAAACTTTCAAGTGGAATAGTGCAGTAGAAAGCAAGGGCGATAACGCACGAACCCACACGGGTCATATTGCACAAGAAGTGCAGTCGGCAATGACTGATGCAGGGCTTGATGCAAATAAGTACGCTTTCTGGTGTTCGGACACTTGGTGGGAAACACAGACCGAAGTGCCAGCCGTTGAAGCTGACGAAGAAAACGACGTTGAGGCTCAAGACGCATACACTCGCACAGATGTTTTTGAGACAGCCGAAGAAGCACCAGAGGGTGCAACGGAGCGCACTCGTCTTGGCATCCGATATCCTGAACTGCTGGCGTTCATCGGTGCGGCTACTGAGCAACGCTTGGCTGATATTGAAACACGCTTGACCGCACTTGAGGGCTAGCTGAATAATGCCCCTTAGTAAATTACAATTCAAACCCGGTATTAATAGAGAAGGCACAAACTACTCTAACGAGGGCGCTTGGTTTGATGGTAATTACATTCGCTTTAATTACGGATATGTAGAAAGAATTGGTGGTTGGCGTAAAGTAAATTCAACAGCTTTTGAAGGATCAGTGCGTAAATTACATAATTTTGTTACGCTTGCTTCTTTGAATCTTCTATTTATGGGCAGCCAAAAAAAAGTATATTTGGAGGAGTCTGGTACTCTTAACGATATAACTCCAATCAGATCCACCGTCACCTTGCCAAGTAACCCAATAAACACCTCCGGCGGGGCGGGTAGCGGAGTGATCACTGTCACCACTTCAGGTGCTCATGGTGCAATAATTGGAGATTTCGTTACTTTTGCTTCTTTGACGGCAGTAGATGGTCTTACAACCGCTAATCTCAATAAAGAACATGAAGTCGTTTCTGTTCCAAGCACGACGACTTTTACCGTTAATACTGGTGGGTCTGCCACGAGTGGAGGCGTAGCCGGTGGCGGGTCTTCAGGCACAGCAGCTTTTCAACTTAATGTGGGTTTGAACTCTACTGTCTTGGGTCCCGGTTGGGGCGCTGGTACATGGGGTCGATTTACGTGGTCCTCAAGTGCAGGCTCCTTGGCAGGGCAGACCTTGCGTTTGTGGTTTGCAGATGATTTTGGTGAAGATTTAATTTTTAACGTAGCCGACGGGCAGTTGTTTTATTGGGATGCGACAAACGGCGTTGGCACACGAGCAATTAATCTTACTGACAAGGCGGGCGCGTCGGATGTCCCAGTTGTAGCGCGGAAAATACTTGTTTCAGAGGTTGATCGGCATGTTTTGTGTTTTGGTGCAAATCCAATTGGTTCAGCAGATCAAGACCCCTTACTAATAAGGTGGTCTAGTCAGGAAAGTGCTGTAGATTGGACACCCACGGCCACGAACACTGCGGGCGACTTACGTTTGTCTCAAGGGTCAGAAATTATCACGGCTGTTCGTACTAGCCGACAAATTTTGGTGTGGACCGACCATAGCTTGCATTCTGTGCAATTCAGCGGTGCACCGTATACTTTTGGCACTGCTTTGCTTGCCGACAATATACGGATTGCGGGTCCTAACACAGCAATAAGCGTGAATGACATCGTGTTCTGGATGGGCCAAGAAAACTTTTATGTTTTTGATGGTCGGATACAGCCTTTACCTTGTTCAGTTCGGGATTACGTGTTCAGTGACTTGAACACGCAGCAATCGTTCAAGTTCCACGCGGGAAGTTTGGCCTCACAATCAGAGGTTTGGTGGTTTTATTGCTCTTCTAGCTCCGAAGAAATTGACCGATATGTGATTTACAATTACGCGGAGCAGACTTGGTATTACGGCACTCTTGCCCGCACTGCTTGGAATGACCGCGCGTCAGGACAAAGAAGTTTTCCGCAAGCCGCAAGTACTGACTCATACATTTACGACCACGAGTATTTGCTAGACGATGGTAGTCAAAGCCCCGCAATTGCAATTCCTGCGTTTGTGCAATCCGCTGATTTTGATATCGGTGATGGCGACAAGTTTATGTTGGTGCGGAGGATTTTGCCTGACATAACTTTTAATGGGTCTACTGATAGCACACCCGCAGTCACGTTTACTATGCAATCACGCGATTTTAACGGCAAAGCTGTAACCGAAACCGTAACGGGATCTGTTGAGCAGACCAGTACAGATATTTACACAAACCAAGTGTTTTTGCGGGCTAGGGGCCGCTCCATGAACTTTAAAGTCAGCAACGCTGATACTGGGGTAAACTGGCGCTTGGGCGTTTCGCGTTTAGACGCAAGACCGGATGGTGGACGATGACTACAAAGGCGATAAGAACTGTCTTACCTATTGCACCCAACGTGTATGACCAAAACTTTGCAAACCAACTTGCGCGGAACTTGGACCGCGTAATTGATGAACAAAGAAACCCTGTATTGAACATTCAAAACGTACCGTCCGACGGGGTGGCAAACATCTTAGAGGTCGGGGATTTGTTTGAAGCGAATGGTTTTTTGAAAATTGTACGGCAGAATGATAAATTTACGGGGTCAAATAGCGCTACCGGTGCAATTGGCACAGTTACAGTGAGCACACCATGAGCGATGAAAGCATTATTACATTAGAAGATGGCAGCAAATGGCGGCCCTCCACGAGCAAAGATCTGGTTAGTTGTGCTTTGTGCCCAAATATAGTTGACACTCCCGAAGAGATTGCATCTTGGCCGGAGGGAAAGTGTCCTGATTGCGGCAATCCGTGGACAGGTAATGAGAAAAGAAGTACTGTTATCAGTGTAACAGTACCAGAGTCTATTGGTAGCGGAGTGGGCTAATGCAGGCAGCAAAAAAAGAAACTGTATTCGAGTTTCCTGATGGGGGAATCGCAGATTTTTACATGACTGACGAGCAGTTTGCGGAGCTTGAGCGACGCGAAACGGTCGGTCATGGTGGAATTGCAAATGTTCACAACATAGCAGACCGTATTGCTGAATACGGACGTTATGGCGACGACACGTTGGCTCACGTTGAAACAGGTGAACTGGTGGTTCCGAAAGCATTGCTTGACAAGAACCCCGCCCTCAAAGCAAGTATTTTTGAGCATCTTGAAGAGCTAGGGGTTGAAGACCCCGAAAGATATATAGTCGGTTCGGAATTTAATTCACTGAACCCTGACACTCAATTGCCTGAGTTTTTCCTTAAAAAAATATTTAAAAAAGCCAAGAAAGTTTTCAAAAAAGTTGTAAAAGGCGTTAAAAAAGCGCTCAAAAAAGTCGGTAAAGTACTGAAAAAAGCTTCTTCCGTCATACTGCCTGTTGTCTTGAATGTTGCATTCCCCGGCATGGGGGCGATCATGACCGGCGCTTTGTCGGGCGGTATTGGTACTTTAATAAATGGCGGTAATTTAAAAGACGCGCTTAAAGCTGCCGCCATTGGCGGCGTGACCGGAGCAGTCGTCAAAGGTGGGTACAACAAACTTACAGGCAAAGCTGGTTTCGTTGATTCAATAAAATCTGAGGTATCAAATCTTACAAATCTCAAATCTCAATTCTCTACGGCAGGCGGCATTTTAGACCCAACCTCGAAATATTATGCTGCCGCTCCCGCTGCCCCAGCAGCCGGAGCACAGGCGGCTCCTGTTACTACTCAACCTCTACCGGAAATTCAGGGACCCCCAACCGCGTCCGAAGCCGCGTTGATAGGCGAACCTACATTTGCGGAGCAAATTACTTCCGCCGCGGATAATGTAGATCTTACAAAGAGCTTCCCACAGTTAGACGCGCCGCTTGATCCTTCTTTGAGCAATTTTCAAACGGACAGTGTTTTAGATTTGTTAGAAGGTCAAGCTCCAGCAGGAACAGCCGCAACGAGCACCCTTCCTCAAGCTGTTCAGGACTACATGCAAACAGCACCGGGTGTAGATGAGTTTGGCAATAAGTTTGTTGGTGATCAACTTGTTCCAAAAAGTGGCATGGCTACGTCAGGTGGCACAAATATTATAGAGGCGGCGGCCCAATCTGGCCCACAAGCACCTATCTCTTCAAGTGTTCTTGACAACATACCAAAACCCTTAGTGCAGGGGCCTCAAATGTCCGTTCCGGGGGGAGGCGTGTCCGTTCCGCCGGGACCTCAAATGTCACAAATTCCGGTTGGCGGAGCGCCAACAGCAGCGTCAGCCCAAAGAGCCCTAGAACTTGAAGCTATTCGAGGCGCTACTCAAGGTGCAACTCAAAGTGCTGTTGGAGACTTCACTACTGGTCAAGTCACAAAACAAATCACACCACCCGGATTTTTTGAAAGTTTAAAAGGTGCCGTGACTACAGACACTTTAGGTCCGGACGGTAAAGATTTGGGCTTTTTTGAAGGTTTACAAACAGCCTTTGCTCCTAGAAGCACCCTGCCACAACCTTCTGCCCTAGAAGATAAGTTTGGTTTGACCTTAGATCAGGCGAAGCAAGCAGTGACTGAAGCCACCCCGAACATGATTAGAACCTATCTTCCCGCTGCCGCAGTCGCAGGATTAGCGGCTAAAAAAGCAGGTGCTTTTGACACGCCAACTTACGATCCGATAACAATCCAAGAGTTGGAAGCAAGCCAAGGGGAAACAGCGGCAGAACTTGTCACTGCTTTTCCAGAAATTTATCGCGTTCAAGATTTGGAAGTAAGAGGTTCGGAAGGTCCGTACCGTCAAGATACGCTTTACGCTTATGATCCACAAATTGGTCTTTATCCTGTAAATCCTTTTGGGCAGCCACAATCCGGATTTAATCAACAGCCTCAAACGGTGCCGATGCAAAGTGGCGGAGCCGCTTTTCCGCGTAGAACTGGTGGCATAGACCCGTCTGAAGGTGTGCCGAACCAAGACTCTGTCCGCGCTATGTTGATGCCGGGTGAGTTTGTTATGACCACAAAAGCTGTTCGCGGTATGAGCCGAAATGGAGACTCCCGCGAAGGCATTAAAAACATGTATTCCATGATGCGTAATCTTGAAGCACGCGAAAGGAAGATGGGCTAATGTCTGAAACACCCACCTATGGTGATGTAACCACCCAGATTGTCCGCGAAGATCCTCAGATTGAAGCCATCAAACTTGGCCTTTTGCAGGATGCAAAAGATCTTGTAGATAAAAGTATTACGCTGCCGACTCAGCAAGTTGCTGACATGTCTGGGCTGCAAACGCAAGCAATCCAATCGGCTTCGCCTGCTACTGGAGGTATTGGCGGGTTTGAAGCGTATTTAGAAGGTGCGGGGCAAACTTTGGGACAAGTTTCGCCGCAACTGATGGGCTCCTACGGCACGGCTCTTACTGGATTTCAGCAAGGTGCCGGTCCAGTAACGGGAGAGCAAATTCAGGGCTATATGAACCCCTTTCAAGATGCAATACAGGCTGAAATAAACAGAGCTTTTGATATACAGCAAGCACAAGCTGGCCTTTCTGCTGCTGGCGCAGGAGCTTTTGGAGGTTCTCGTGCCGCGGTCCAAGAAGCGGAAATAGGACGCAATAGAGCCTCTGCTCTTGCACAAGCGCAAGCACAGAACTTTTTGCAGGCACAACAGGCCGCGGAACGCGAACAACAAAGACAGTTACAATCCGCTCAAGGAATTGGTTCTTTGGGCGTGCAAACTGGTCAAGCGCTGGGACAACTTGGTTTACAGCAAGCCGGACTTGGCGAACTTGCTCAGAAGCAGGCTCTTATGGACATACAGACACAGTTTGATTTGGGCAAACAACAGCAACTTCAGCAACAAGCACAGCTTGAAGCACAGCGTCAAAACCAATTGGCGCAACTGTACGAGCCTTATCAGCGCTTGTCTTTCTTGTCAGATATTTATAGGGGTGCGCCGTCTACTCAACAAACAATCGCGTCAGCATCAAGTCCGGGTGTTTCGCCTGCCCAAACTTTCTTGGGCCTTGGTGTAGGTGCTTTGTCTGCCGCAGCGGGCGCAAAAGAAGCGGGGTTATTTTAAATGATGAATCGTAGTCTCATGCAAAGACAAATGTTCAGAAAGGGTGGGGAAGCTTTGAAGCCCATTCCTGCTGGTAACAAAGGTCTTCCCAATTTACCGAAGGAAGTAAGAAACCGTATGGGTTATATGGAAGCAGGCGGAGCCGTTCCGCCAGCACCTATGGGAGAAATGCCGCCCATTCCCGAAGCGGCTATACAACCGCCCATGATGCCCGGAGAAGCAATGGCAGCAACTTTGCCGGAAGATCCAATGCGCGACACGCTTGCCGCGGTTCAGCAAAACCTTGCAACGCTAGATGAAGCGGACAATGCCGAAGACATGATCAACGCTATCCGTGGTAATGAGTTGCCTCTCGAAGCACGGTACGCGGAACTTGCTGAATTAGTCGGTCCCGAAGATGCAAAGCAAACGCCAGAGTCTGTTCTGGCTCTGGTGCAGCCCACTATTCTGATGAGCTTGGACGAAGGCATTGGTGCGTTAGCGCAAGAGGAGATGGACGTACCGGTTGAAGGGCCGATGGCACAGGGGATCATGTCTACCGTGGCACCGCCCGCGGACCCCGGACCTCCGATGCCTATGCCGATGGGGGCACCTCCCGCAAATTTTAACCAAGGCGGGCTGGTCCGCCGCGGAGACAACCAGCCGGTTCAATACTTTCAAGATGCCAATACAAACAGGGTTGCGGGTTTAGACACTGCAAGTTTAGAAGACCTGTTTAAGCAACGGCAAGACTTGTATCAAAATGTGTTGGGCGGTACTGCCGTAGATCTTGAAGAACAAAAACGCTTGGCCCGTGCACAAATGCTTTTCGACATTGCTCAGACGGGTTTGGCTTTTGCCGCACCTATGCCGGGAGAGAAGATGGGAATGAGTCCCGCACAGCGTTTAGCATTAGCGGCGACAACCACACAATTGCCGCAAACTATCGGAGCGCGGGCCGCGGCTCTGCAAG